ACCGCCCGTCCATCACCCATTCGCGAATAAGGCGTCAGGCCAGCACCTTTCAGATGCCAGTCCATTGTAGTGCCATCGGCCAGCTGTTGTTCGCCGAGTAAAATGCCGCGCCCATCACCCAGTTGGCCCGCCCAGACGCCGAACTGATGACCACTGTAAACCTGCGCCAGTGGTGACATACCAGGCAGTAGGGTTTCGCCGCCCCAGACACCTGCGCCATTTTTAAACAGCGACGATGGAATACTCAGCGTGTTAGCGAGTTCGGTATTATGCCAAATCAGCCGGGCATTATTTAAAGGCGTAGGGGAAAGTGCTGTATAGGTTTCTGGCAATTCATCGCGCCAGCGTGTAACAAAAGACAGGGTCATAGATCCTCCTGTTTGATAGTGTAGACGGTTACTCTCGTCTTAAACACCAGCAAACAGGAGGGTTATCGCTGAACCAACGTCGTTATCTGATTTATGGGAACGGCAGGCCACAGACATCCCTGGAGAGCATGGAAATCGAAGGGGGTAATCTGTGCTAATATTTCTGGCGTATCAATGCCCCCCGCGATGATGCAATTGCAACAAGGGGAAATTTGCGCCTGAATCGCACGAATAAACGGTTCGAAGGAGCGATGCGTGATTTGTTGCTGAATAAAACTTTTATCCAGCATTACGCGGGTGAAAAGACCATCAAAAACCGCTTTCATTGTGCTATTGCCTGTGCCCAAATTACCTAACACAAGGGGATACATTTGCGATAAGGAAAAAAGATCGCGATTATCTTTTCCTTCATCGAGATGCGGGTAATTCTCATTAATCAACAGTTCAATAAACGGATATTTTAATAGTTCGCCTGCGTAATTATCCCTGTCTAATAATAAAGTAGCCACTTGTGGGGTTAAATTAAGCCAGGCAAAGAGTTTATGTTGAATAAAAAAGTGTTGGCATGATTTTAGTAATTCCAACTGCTCTGAAAATAATTGCCAATGTTGCTCCGCGGTAAGTTGCGCTATAACCCGACTCGTCGGGATACGAACCGTACCATCTTCACTGGAGAAATGGGTAATTAACTCAACGCCGACAAGGTCTTGCTGGTTATCTCTTATCGGCAGGAAATAGCAATCAGAATGATAAAGATTCTCCAAAAAAATCTTCATGGTAACCGTCCCTCTCGAAGGATGTTTTTCAGTATCCGGCTAAAAGGGATGAGGCCATAAGACATAACAATTACAGAAGGAGTAACTTTCATTTGTTCCATGTTAACCACTTTTTCAGGGGTCCTTTTATTAGATTATCCTGATTATAAACGAATAATCCATTTACGGAATTTTTGTCTGTAAAATACTACTGTATTCAGGAGTAAATGGACGGAGATGTATCATCGCCGTCCATTTTTCGACATACTAGATTCGTCTCGCCTGCCAGAAATTTTTCTGCCAATAGACATTATCGAGTGAGGAACGCATCACTCCCTTGCTGGTAGAGGCGTGGATAAATTGGTTGTTGGTATCGTAAATACCTACATGCAAACCATTTTGTCCGGAACCCGTTTTGAAAAAGACCAGGTCACCAGGCAGCAACTCGTCTTTATCAATTTGCGTGCCGATAGAGGCTTGTTCTTTGGTTTCTCGGGGCAGCTGCAAATCGAAACGATCGCGCATCGTCACAACTACAAATCCCGAACAGTCCACACCGCGCCGCGTCATGCCACCATAACGATACGGCGTGCCATGCCAGCTTTGTAGCTGGTCGTTCAAACCGGCAATAACGGTAATCGAATCAGAAAGTCTGGCATTTGGCGGCGGTGCTTTATGGTGGCTACACCCGGCCAGAAACAGTGCTGTGATCAAAATAAGGCAGAAACGCATTCCGTACGGTTCCTCTGTTTTTTATTCTTGCATTAATTTAGCGTCGTAATTACCCGATTTTCAAGATACTAATGAAATCAGATGGTCGAAATCAGCATTCGGTGACCTTCGATATCCAGACGGCGAAAATTCATCCCATAGGCCTGCGCCAGATTTGGCGGCGTGAGCACCTCTTCTCTGCGTCCACTGGCCAGCATTTTTCCACCTTTTAGCAACCACGCCCGATGCGCATGACGCAATGTGTGGTTGAGATCGTGACTGCTCATCACAATCGCCAGTCCTTGCTGACACAGCGCGCTCAGAATTTTGTCTAACGCACTTTGTTGCGCAACATCAAGACTGTTCATCGGCTCATCAAGAAGCAGCAATTGGCCTGCGGGATTGGCTTGTGGTGTGATTTGCAGCACCACCGCAGCAAGACGTACGCGTTGCCATTCGCCGCCGGAAAGTTGATTGGTGCTACGTCCGAGTTTGTCATCAAGAGCCAGCGCCCCTGCGACATCATTCAGTAGTTCGGTACGCGTTTTATCGTGCTGATGCAGTGTCAGGTAGTGCCAGACCGGCATTGCAAACGGTGGCGTCTGTTGTTGTGAAAGATAGGCTCGATGCAGCGCGAGTTTTGTTGCGGACCATGCTTCCAGTGGTTGCCCCGCGAACTGAATGCTTCCCTTACCGCTGGTCATTCCGGCCATTCGCGCCAGTAAGGTACTCTTACCCGCGCCGTTCGGCCCCACCAGATGCAGGATCTCCCCAGCCCGAACCTCGCCAGAAAGCGGCCCCAGGCGGGTAGATTCCGCAACATCCTGTAACTGCATCACAATAGACATTATTTCGCCAACGCCAGTTTAATGCTTTCCATCACAATGGGATCTTCCGGCGTCATATCCGGGGAAAAACGCTGGATGACCAATCCGTCCCTGCCAACTAAAAATTTCTCAAAATTCCATAAAATATCATCAAGGTACAGCGGTGCACGACCTTTGCTGACCATACGGGCATAGAATCCGCTCTCTTCCGGCGCGACTGCGGTCGGCGCTGCGGCAATCAATTTTTGATACAGCGGATGGCGTCCTTCGCCATTAACTTCAATCTTACTGAACATCGGGAACGTCACCCCCCATGTAGTGGTGCAGTAAGTTTTAATCTCTTCATCGCTGCCCGGTTCTTGCTCCAGAAACTGGTTGCACGGGAATCCCAGCACCACAAAACCACGATCGGCCCAGGCTTTCTGAATATTCTCCAACTGCTCATATTGCGGCGTTAAGCCACACTTTGAGGCGACATTGACAATCAACAGCACATTACCGGCGTACTTCTCCAGCGTGGTCACTTCACCGTCGATATCTTTCACTACGGTCGTCAGAATGGAATCTTGCATCGTTTCTCCTGGGTGTGGTCAGTAAAAATCTTAGCTTTTAATCATAGACCGTCTTTTTGCGGCTAACGTCCTGCTTTTAACAATAACCAGATAAACACCGGCGCACCCAACGTTGCGGTGACCACGCCAATAGGCAGCTCTGCGGCAGCTAATGCCAGGCGCGCTACAACATCGGCCAGCAGCAATGCGCTCGCCCCTGCCAGCGCGCAGCCGGGAAGTAATACGCGATGATCGGTCAAACCACATAACCGGAGAATATGTGGGATCACCAGACCAATAAAGCCGATAGCACCCGCCAACGCCACACTGACGCCAACCATCCAGCCGGTCGCTGCCACCAGCACATTGCGCCAGAACCACAGGGGTAAACCCAGTTGCCGCGCCGAGATCTCGCCAAGTGCTAACATATTCATCGGCCTGGACTGACAACAGATCCACAACAACACGGGGATCAATGCCAGCATCAGCCAGCTTTGCCGCCAGTCTACGCCGCCAAAACCGCCCATCATCCAGTACATCAGCTGACGTAAATCAACAGAGGTGGAAAAGTAGATAGCCCACGTCATTAGTGCACTACAGATAATCCCTAATGCAACGCCAGCCAGCAATAACCGACTGGTCGAAAGATGACGACGGGCGAAACGTAAGAGTATTAAAGTGATGATAAGCGCGCCAGCAATCGCACACAGCCCCAGCGCCCAGTTGGGGAGTTGCCCTTGCCCAAGCAATACAGCGGCGATAAGCCCCACGCCTGCGCCATTAGAGACGCCAAGTAGTCCAGGTTCTGCCAGAGGATTTTCAAATAACGCCTGCATTACAGCGCCGGATATAGCCAACGCCGCACCAACCAGCAATACAGCCAGCGTACGTGGCAGGCGAATCTGCCAGACGAACAGTTCGCCTCGAGGAGAAAACCAGTCACCTGGCGAGATCCATTGTTCACCGGCGCAAAGGCTTAAGAGAAGCGCCAGCAGCATCAAAACTGACAGGCATAATAACCAGCGAATATTTTGTCGCTGTTGTTGGCGGGCAAGTGTCAGCATGGTATCCGTTCTGCTGAAGTGTCATGGCGTTGATTTTACGGTGACTCTTCGACAGTGAAAAGAAAAAAGGCCGCAGAGCGGCCATAAACACAAACAAAAATCAATAAGTTATATAATTATCAAAGGCTTACAGACACACAAAAACACAGCCAACCACAACAAATAACAGAGATGTGGTCACTTTGTGGATCTTAAATCCAGTGAAAACCTCTCGCCATTAAGCCAGCTAACCCCAAGGCTGTAGTAATCAACGCACCAAACATGATCCTGAAATCTGTTGTGCGTATCTTATCAATATCGCCTCTCACATCCTTGAGATCGCTCTTCAGCTCTTCAATATCTCTCTTGATGTATGAGATATCAGACTCCATTCGTGCAACACGGCTATCAAGAGCGAACTCATCACGACTTGCCTGACTTCTGCGATTGCTCACCTGAATTCCTCCTGGATACGGAATGGAAAAACCCGTGATATAAGTATACTCATTCATCACCTGACCCTTCCTGGTTTTTTTGCGATCCCAGCCAGTTCAATACCGGAGTCACTGCATGCATAGTTATATAACCACAGTTCTCACAAAAAGATTTGTAGTAATAATTCGCATCACTATCACCTGGGTGACCTGGTTCAAGCCTGAAGTACGTCATAAACTCTTCCCCTTTTTCACCATCCAGGAGTTGTTGGAGATTTAACTTACCTGTAGTGGCAGTTATCTGGGTATCTTTCAGCCCGCACCCAGGGCAAACCACAGTGACGTTTTTTTCATTTAAAAAACGGAAGAATTCTCTTGGCGTTATCGATTCCAGTTTTTTAATAAACTCCCGTTTTTTCTTTTCCATGTCCCCTGAATGTTCAATATCTTTCATTTTCCTACCTTCAAGCTATTGGATTAAATCTCACCGCATCCTGCAGGTAATCCGGCGCAAGATGGGCATAAATCATCGTTGTCTGAATCTTTGCGTGCCCCAGAATTTTCTGGAGCGTCAGAATATTGCCGCCGTTCATCATGAAATGACTGGCGAAGGTGTGGCGCAGCGCATGAACAGCCTGGCCGTCAGGAACATCAGGTGCGACCGTTTTGATGACATCGCGAACCAATGGATAATCCAGCGTCGGAAACACCAGTTTCCCGCCCCGTTTTTTGATCTTTTCAAACAGGCTTTCAGAAATAGGAACGGTACGGTTTTTGCTGTTCTTCGTTTTTGAAAAAGTGATTCGACAATGCAGAACGCGGCGTTGCTCCAGTGCCGCTACCTCGCCCCATCGCGCCCCGGTCGACAGAAGGATTTCGACAGCCAGCCGTTCATCGGGATTTTCAGCCAGTGCATCCAGCAACTGAACACATTCAGACTTACTCAGATATCCCATTTCACGCTCGTTAACCTTCATTCCTTTAAGGCCTTGAACGGGGTTATCATTAAGAAAATGGCCGGATGAGATGAGTGCGGTAAACATCGCGCTTAACGCCCCAATCTCTCGATTTATGGTGCTGGGCTGTATCCCCTGCTCTATCCTGGACACACGTAGCTCGGTGAGCATTGTTGTATTAAGTTTATGCACGCACGGGTCATCCATTGCCTCACTCAAGCGCAGCAATTTAAGGCGCGTGTTATGCCCTGACTTCATTAGCTGGCCGTGGTATTTCCACCACAAGTCAATAAGCACTGACAGAGGACGGCGATCAATAGAGTTTCCTTTCCACTCATTGTTATGCTGTTGCGCCAACACCCACCGCTCATATAAAACTGCATCCGATTTCGTTTTAAATTTTTTGCGGATGCGTTTGCCTTTACGCCCCTCAGGGCGCATGTCAAGAAGATACCCTCCCGGAATTGATTTTATGCTCATTCGTGAAACCCCAGCGTTACAAGACCACCATGCCCCCAGCGTTCCATGATTAGCCGGGCTGTGTACCAGTCTTGCGGGATTTTTGAGAAGACGATGTGTTTTCTGGCCCATCAGGGGAGAGAGAGGGACTGATCTGCCCAGCAGCCTCATTTGTTTTTCCCGTCATAAGCCATATAGTGTATTTTTCGAAATCCTTAGAATTAATTACGCGATCAACAACGCTTAAACCAACCTCTCTTTTACCGCTCTCATAATTCTTTATAGTTCCGAGATTTATCCCAGTAACATCAGCAAACTCAGCTTGAGTTAACCCTTCACTTTTCCGTATCTCTTTCAGTTTTTTTTCGTACCCACTTGACATGGTGGTCTCCAGACGACTAAATTAACCCTAAAAGTCGCCTATAGACGACTTTTAGCAACAAATAACCACAGACTGAACAGGTTATCACATCATGACAAAGCTCTTGAACACATACGAGCAAGCGGATTTTGAGCGTTTGGCGGCGTTCTACCCATACCGCGATGAGCATGGATTACCGGTACTCGAAGAAAGCCTGAAAGATTACGCAAAGCGTACCAACCAAGCTGTTAACACAGTGAAAAGACAGGCTGACAGAGGTTCAATTCCCATCAACCAAGATGAAAAGAACTCAAGACGCACAGTAAATCTTTTCGCTCTTTTCCTGAAAACAATCAGGAGCGCAGAGAAATACGTGCAGATGACAAAATAACGAGGTGTCATTTTATGCTGAAGCAACGCCGTAATTTTCGTACCGGAACAGAACGCCACGCTAACCATTTCGCTACCAACGCATCACGCAGCAACATCCGCTACAGCCTGAGCGAGACGCACGCAACACCTGATGGCCACACAGTAAAACAAATTGGCGAACACACCTGGCTGATTGAAAAAGCTGGAATCGTGGTTCAGAGATGCCAACGCAACCCATTTACCGGAAACCGCATTTTTGCTCTGAGCAACGGCGACAATCAGTTTGGACAGGATTTCACATTGTACGAAGCACTTCGCACGGTTGATCGTCTGCTTCGCGGGCAAAGTTTTATTAAACAGACTGATTTATAACAGGTGCGTTATGATCAAAGAGCATGCACAAGGTGTATTTATCCGTTTTATTGATTTTCGCGGTGAACTGTTATTGCGCGCATCAGCTATTGATGGAGTTGTCCCATCAGAAAAAAATGCAGCTACTTACGTTTATCTGAACGGCACGCGCCTGACCGTAGAACTTCCGTACCAGACTGTACACGGAATCATTAGCGAAGCTGAAAAAGCACGTAAGATTAATGGCGATGAACCCTATATCGAAATTATTTGTATGGATTCAGAAGCTGAAATTCAGAAAGCAGATTAAAGGGCGTTGCGATGGGCAAAGAATATAAAACTCTCATTAACAAAGCACTTGAGCGTTTTTATTTTCGCTTAAGTGCATCAGGTGCTCATGCTGAACGTGCAGCCCGTGACTCATTGACCAGGGCAATCCGGAGTCTGTATGACGTGGCTTTTTACGCTGATGATCTGGATGCACTTAACGAACTTTCCGAGCTGATCTGTGCCGCAGAATGCGGGGAGCATATTGAACCGTATAAGCTGGGGAATATTGCATGAGTATATTTATCTCATGGCTTGTTCTGATTATTTCGGTGGTCTGCGCCATTGGGATTATGCAAATTATTCATTCAGTAAAAAAGATTGAACGCTTTTTCACTGGCGAATAACAGCGCAAATAAAAACCCTAGGTTAAATAAGAAAATGTAAAAACAATCCGCATTCGCGGAGGTATTCGCACACGCCCAGGAGGCGTAATGGCAATTAAGCATTTTCCTGTCGTTCGTTTCACTTCCAGAGGACGTGAATACGAAGTCGACGAACGCCTGATTACCACAATCGACAAACACCGCTCAGAAAAGGATGCACACCACATCTATCTCACTGACGGTACTTACTTCTGCGCCACTAATGTGGCGCGGGTGAATCTTATCCGACAGGTACAGGATTCACGTAAATGAGCAGGAGAAGAATCACTCGCAGACATCACCGCACACACCTGAATTCCTCAGCAACGCTAAAGGCACTTATTCAAAGCGAGATCGGTGATTTCTTCGCGGGAGTTGGCTCACCAGGTGAACCAGAAACACCAGAAGCGATGCAGCGTGAGCTCATGATACGCATAGATAACACTTTTGATTTCTTCTACAGCATGCACGGAATTAAACAGAAATGAACCTCAAGCCAGCAATAACTACTCGTAGAACGCCAATTTCTGTAACCGACCGCTTCTGAGTTTTTTGGCAGGAAGCCTTCGCACATCCTTAGTAGAGAGAATTGCAGCATGATTGACGCTCATGACTTCACAAGATGGGTGCGCACACAGGACACCCGTCTGGCTCCCGTTCTTCAGCGATTATTTGATCTCTACATCCGTGGTCGTGACAACAGAGCACGCACCACAAAACCGGAGAATGCAGACACCCTTTATTTCACAGTAGACGACTGCTACCGCGTGGACTTCACACCACACGGGCTGGCGTTGCACTGCCTGACACCACACGGAGAATCACTGCTGGCGTATTACGACTCCCCGGCCTCCGTATTTGCGGCAATGCTGGCGCATCGCACTGCTGGCGGGTGTGCCTCGCTGAGTGAATACACCGCTGAATTTAACCGCCTTTCTGCCCTCTTCTCGCAGGAGTGGCAGCGCGTGACGGGATACCAGCCATGAGTGAGTTTGCATGGAGCTGGAATGAACCACGGCCAGCCATTGATCCGGCCAGATTTACGGAGCACAGGCAGGAAACTGAAACCGACCTGCAACGCGCCATCCGTTACTACCTTGAGGCAGACAAAAAGGCTCTGGAAGAACAGGAAGCGAAGGAGGAAGCCTTTTTCGCACAATCCACCGTGGGTAAAAAACTCATGGCATCCCTTGAGGAAGCCGGACAGCGTGAAAAGCTGGCACAAAGCATCATCAGCAAGCGTCAGGCAACAGAACAAGACCCGGTGGCCCGTGCTTTTGCCACACTGAAGGTGCTTCCCGTTTATCTGCGTGAACCTCTGAGCCGCCACCTCTCTTTCCTGCGCAAAAAACAGGAAGCCGATCGCCAGAAAGGCCAAAAGAGCTGGCAGGCTGAACGCTACGCGCGCGGAACCCTGCGCAAAATATTCGAACGTCTGGACCGCACCGATCACCGCTGGCTGACACCGGGTTATCGCTCCCTTGCCGGACGCGAACGCCTGGACGATTTGCTTTACCTGCCGCAGCTCAACAAACACCAGATACAGACGCTGGCCACCATGACGGCGGCGATGTTCAGCAGCACCTTCGAAAAACTCTGCGATGGCTTTGGCGCGACTGATGGCGAACTGACCATGGATGTAACGCTGAAGGCGTATCAGATGCTGGCCCGCATGGCGTTACACCTGCACGCCATACCTCCACATTATGACGCACTGACAACAGACAAAGACCGGAGGAACGAACCGGACACGGAGCTGCTGCCGGGCGCAATCCTTCGCCTGACCTGTGCGGAATGGTGGAAACGCAAACTGTGGCTGTTACGTTGCGAGTGGAGAGAAGAACAACTCCGCGCCGCCTGTCTGGTTTCCAGAAAAACATCGCCCTATCTGAGCCAGGACGCGTTAAGCGAGTTTCGCGCACAGCGCGAGAAAACACGCGATTTCCTGAAAAGTTTCATGCTGGAAAACGAAGACGGGTTCACGATTGATCTCGAGACAGTGTATTACGCGGGAGTAAGTAACCCGGTTCACCGTAAGGCAGAAATGATGGCCACCATGAAGGGGCTGGAACTTCTGGCCGAAGCCCGTGGCGACAAAGCGGTGTTTCTGACTGTCACCTGCCCGTCAAAATACCACGCCACAACAGAGAACGGTCATCCGAATCCCAAATGGAACGGGGCCACCATGCGCGACTCCAGCGATTACCTGGTTAACACGTTTTTTGCGGCAGTCCGCAAAAAACTGAACCGCGACGGTCTTCGCTGGTATGGCATCCGCACGGTGGAGCCTCACCATGACGGCACCGTGCACTGGCATATGATGGTCTTTGCTCATCCGGAAGAAATCGACAGCATCGTGGCCATCACCCGCGATATTGCCATTCAGGAAGACCGCCACGAGCTGGGTAATGATATTACTCCGCGCTTTAAGGCGGAGTACGTCGACGGCTCAAAAGGCACACCAACCAGCTATATCGCGACCTACATCGGAAAAAACCTGGACAGCCGCGCCGTAGATGGCATCGACCCGAAAACGGGCAAGCCACGCGTTGACCACGAAACCGGAAAATCAATGGCCGAGAGCGTGGAGCGCGCCATCGGCTGGGCGCGCCTTCACCGGGTCCGCCAGTTCCAGTTCTTTGGCATCCCCTCCCGTCAGGTGTGGCGTGAACTACGCCGCCTTGCCAGCCAGATGGCACGCAACCCGGAAGGCCCGCAACGGCTGAAGGATGACGCAATGGATGCGGTACTCGCTGCCGCTGATGCCGGGTGTTTTGCCACCTACATTGAGAAACAGGGTGGCGTGCTTGTTCCACGCAAAGACTACCTGATTCGCACCGCCTACGACCTCGCAGATGAGCTGAATGATTACGGCGAACAGAGCGTACAGATTTACGGGATCTGGTCGCCGCTCATTGGGGAGTCTTCCCGCGTATGCACGCATCCGGATAACTGGAAGCTGGTAAGACGCAAACCGGAAGCGGAAGACAGCGCCCGCGAAAATGGTTTTGACCTTCAGGGCGGCCCTGCCGCCCCTTGGACTCGTGGCAATAACTGTCCCCGTGTACAGGAAACGGACAACAACGGGACAGAACAGCCGGAAGAACGGCCAGCACCGTGGCCGCAGCTCCCTGACGGCGTTGAAGTGAACGAATGGATGCGCTCACTGAAACGGCACGAACGCCGGGCGCTGATGCGTTCGCTTCGTGACAAACAGGCAAAAAACAGCAGTGATGAAATGCAGAGCTGGACACAGAGCCGCAAACAGCAGCGGCCTTTGCCTGATAACCACGAATTACTCGCTAAAGAATGGCGGGAGTCTGCTGAATCTCTCGGCCTGCATATCGGTGAACAACAGATGCAGCACCTGTTACGGGGCGGCAGTCTGTACGTTGACGGCAGCATCATTGCACCGCAGGGATTTGAAATTGTACGCAAACCGGATACCCGCCCGGACAGCCGAATCACGCAGCTCTGGCAGCGCCTGAGCCGTAATCATGGCGTAAGCAGCACGGAGATCCGCCATAACCCGGTCGCCAGCTATCTGGCACAGCTGGGGGCATCAGACCCTGAAGCCGCCGCACGCCTGGCATCCACACTTCAGCAGGACCAGAACACCATGAAAACACCCGTTACCGTGCTTTCTGACATGCTGCGCGCCATCCGCGACGCAGAGCACGCACAACGCATCAGTGCAACCACAAAGCATGTACGCCGCAAAGCTGACCTTCTACAGTCTTGGTTAAACAATAGAAATAAAGAGTAGTGGATGGGTAAAAATTAATAATAAGTATAAGCAATGTCGACAAACCAAGACACAACAAGTATTCAACACAATTAATCATGCACGTGCAAATAGCAATAACATTAACACATTATTTATATAAAAAAAGCAATCTGATATTATTTCGGTTGTGGGCTTGGTATTTTCAAACCCACAACAATAATATTATTTCGATATATTAAACATAGACAATCACCCTATTTTTCTATGCATTTTCATGAGCTCCCTTATTAAGCTAGCATGAAAGATTGATACATCAGAAATCCTTGTATCAATAGATGAATCAATATTATCAGAAACCTTTTGCTCAAATAAATCACAGATACCATCAAGTGACTCAATATCTTTTTCCAACTTAGAAAAACCCTTAAATAGATATAATGAATCCCTTAACTCCCCAAGCTTTGAAAATAGTTGGCTATCTAGTAATGATATAAATTCATCAGGGGGAAGCCCCATCGCATCCTTAAAATCTTCCGTAACTTCAAAAGCTAATCCATTAATTTTAGGGAGAATAACTTCTCGTAACCAATACCCTTCGTTTATAGCTTCATTTCTTCCTTTATAATGCTGCCACAAAGGAACTCCTACAGATGCAATTAGCGCAATAATTGAAATTGCTATAGAGTACCATTCAGGTCCTGATTCAGGAACTCTAACGATATTATAGAGATTCCCCGATGAGGTTGAGGGGTAATATCCATTCAGAACATAATTATCAGGTTTATCATAAAGAAGGTGCGGTGTAAACTTCCTTTCATAACTATTGCATAATTTTAGATCGCTATTTTTTCCAATGCATATATCAGCATTAAAAATGTTTCCACTCTTTGGTTCTATTACGTGAGACTCTGAATTTTGCGAATCCATGTTAGACGCGGTTCTTTCTGGATATGTCGCAGAGCAAGCGGATATATTAACAAAAAAAATGACAGGCAATGCTGTCATTTTAAAAACAGAGCACAAATCAGAAGAACGGAACATTTCGATGTAATCCTCTTCTCACAGCCCTATCCAGCTCAGAAAGCATTCCTTCTTTATAATTCACTCCATCTAAAGATGTTCTGCTATAAAATTCATTCGGAGATGAAAAAAGAGGCAATATATTCTCTAGCATACCCAAAAAGTATGAGCTTGACACAACCACACCATTCGGAATTGATAGAAAAATCCTATCATTGTTATCAAAAGTAAAGCGATCTATGCCAAAGAAACTATATGCCTTGCGACCATTATCACGCCCAGCAAATAATTTCTTGCCGCCATCTTTAACTAATTTATTGAAATCTATATAAATATTTGCCATTTTCATTTACCTATTCCTCAGGTTCTTTGAGTTGCATTTTCCGGTAAAGGAAAACGTATATTAATCATAACTCCCGGAAAACGGGCTTTCTGCATACACTTAAGATAGGTACGATCTGGTTCAGATTCAAGCCCTGTATTATTAAATGGATAAGTGAATTTGTCACTTTGGTTATCTAACGTTTGCTTTTTCAACTTATAAGAACCATCAAAGTTTATATGTGTGCATCCAGAAATTAAAGACATTCTGATGTTTCCACTTAGTTCTTTGGATAGTTCTTTTAAACTATCATGCATATCCTGGAAAAACTTCAATAGTTCAATGGTTCCCGTACCAGAACTATCTGTCTCCGTTTCATTTTTACAACTAACCCGCCCCTGCAAAGCAGCGACTGTAATCAAACCTTCTCTAAACATCCCTTTTTTATTTATGTGTTTTTCCACATAAGGGATTATGTGATTGTTATATGAATAATGTTCTAAAGAAAGTCCTGAAAAAGTTTCATCAATAGTTTTTCCAAAGTTAAAAACAGCTATTTCACATGTTGGCTGTTTTAAGCCATTATTTACAAACCCCCTCAAATACCAACGCGGACGCTGCTCAAGCCCACAATGTCTCTCTGCATTATCAAGTAATTCGCCCATGCAAGATGTTAGATGGTTTTCTGCCTTGCTAACTAATTTTAATTGATGATCACTTAGACACTCGTTTATATAATTAGTGAATTTCTCAGACATTCTATTTTTGGTATCTTGTGCAAATGCAGACGCATTTTCCTTGCCGATACTATCAGCAGAGAATATTCTTTTCTTAGGGTTATCTTTTTTCGATTTTTCTGTTTCATCATGCACCTTCCCTGGCGTCACTTTATTTATTTCTTTAACCAACCCGATGTCACGAATAATTTCTAAATATTTTTCATCCTTCGGATAAATGCCATTAAGTTGTACTTGAGCATCTTTTAAATTTATATTGTGACGTTTGGCTGAGCTCAGTGCAACACCAAGGAGACATTCCGCACCTAAACAATGCTTTTTATTTTTAGTATAATCAAGCAAATATGATTTACGTTTACCCCTGGCAATCAATCTAGTTACACCATGAATAAACAAAAGAGATTTTTCTGGATGATCAAACAAATCGAAATATTTAGGTATTATTATTCTATCTTCTTTGCGACGAAGAGTTGCAGTATCATATTTCTTTACGGATGAAATACTTTCAATAAAAGTAGCCACCTGACTTTTCACTGGTGTTACTTCGTCAGAAAAATGTAACCTTTCATAGGCTTTATATTTAATTCTTCTTTTATTTTTTCTCTCAACGCCTTTTAAAAAGCGAATCCAACCACGTAAAAAGCGTTTTCTTGCATCCTTTTTATCTATTTTTTTCACAATTCACCTTACTTAACAAACATCTATACTACTTCATTGCAAAGTATACATATCACTTGCTAATACACAATATGGCTTCGAGATAATCCGCAGCATCTGCACAATAGTGCACAAATTTGCATAATTTTTTTGAACGACTTTTTGCCCTTCCGGCCCGCGTGGCGACTGGATCCGTCAAGGATCCGTGCGTGCACAAAAAAACGCGTTTTTTCTGCGCGCAGGTGACGGGGGAACAGCCCGCGTTTCAGGGGGTAAATAGCATCCCCTGAACGATGTCGCAGCGACACAACAGAATGGCTGTATTTCTCACGCTGAGCATGAAAAAGACGTGAGGACTTTTGATTTGATGGGGTAGCAGATAAGGCCGTCAAAATCGCACTGAGGCGGCGAGAACATGCAGTCAGCGCAGTGGGATTGCGTAAGAGCCTGACCGTCGATGATGGCGATAAGCTGGAAGACGTCGTGAAATTATCTGATTGATACAGGAGCTGGAGAGTCGGGGCATAAATTTTTTATGCCCCGGCGAAGCAGCAGACAAGCGAAGCGCGTCAGGATGTGGGCTGGGTGTCTAACAGTGCGTAAGGGTTAAATCGGATCACCTCTTCGCCAAGCCAGTCATTGATATGCTTCATGGCCTCCATGACGGGCATCAGCTCGTTAATTGCGTAAACCCGCGCGGCCTTCTCCACATCACCAAACGCACTTTTTTCACCCGGCATCGCCCCCATCAGTTGCGGCGGAACGCGGTGCGCAGCCAGCACATCATCACGGGATGCCGCCTTAACATTCATGAACTCATCCTTTGCGGCGATCTGCTGGAACGGCAAAATTTGCACCCCCTCTTTGCCCCCGTTGGGCGCATGAATGAGCACGTTTTTAAACGCACCACCACCACGCGCACCCTGTAGCGTTTCTTTCAGGGAGTCCATGCTTTCGCGGTTTACCTGCGCTGCACCGATGTAGATGATGCACCCGGCGTGGGATCCGTTGTCGTAATACAGTTTTCTGAACATGTCCGCCGAATGAGACAGGCTGGCCGAGAGTAATGCGCCGAGATATTCCGGCATGCCGTAGATTTCCTGGTTAATGTCAGGATTCATCAGGTGGCACACTTTGCCTGGGCGAAACTGAAACGCGTCCTTGCCATCCTGCACATACCACCATGATTCAAGATCGCTTCCGCGTCGCATGTATTTCGCCAGGGCGTGCTGTAATTTAAGCGGTTCGCCGAGCATATTGCTTCGAAGCTCAAGGAATGCGTTACCGAACACAAACCAGTCCAGCGCCAGCGCCGAGAAATCCTGCCGGGAAAGCAGCGGGTGCGGGATGTAGCAACCGAGCAATACATTGCGCTTAAAGTAAAGCGCAGACTGATGCCAGGACGTTTGCCGGGCGGCTCTTGCCAGACCGTACCAGTCCACCGGGGTTTCATACCACCGCCCGTTATCAGCACAGTACATATTGTCCAGCAAATCATGCCCGGTCAGGCGATAAGGACCATCAAAAGTGAATGCGCTGAGCGACGATTCTTTCCTGAGTGCATCAGCGAGATCAATGCGTGAACTCATGCGCACTTTTTTATTTTTTCTGCTCATCAGAACTCCATAACCGTGAAACGCTCGTTTTCTCCTTCGCCGCCAATTGGTTCGTTAATGACAGCAAGCATGGTTGCCCACGCAAGGTCGCCGTGGCTGATCCCCCTCGCGCGGTCCGTTTCGTAAGTGATAAAGCCGCCCGGTGTTTTCACCTTACGCACGGCGTTAAAGGCCGCGACCAGCTCGCGTTCGGCGCGATCGTATTCCCACCGCCCGGCACGCATTATTTGCAGCATTTTCAGTACCAGCGACCGTTTTGATGACAGCGTGAAGGTGTACGGAATAGCGGCAGGGAAAAACCGTTTCACTATCTGATAAACAGCCTCCCCGTTCCCGCCCGTCACATCAATGCCGATGTGTTCCACGTTGTAGCGATACGTGAAATCTTCAATGACTCTGGCCTGTTCTTCAAACTCCAGCCCCTGAACGCGTCGCGTCTCCACCGTTCGAAAACGGCCAC